ACCAATAAGGGTGAGATTTATGGACTGTAACGGATTTTGTGTTAATCATTATAAAATGGTTAAAATAAAATACTTTACCATTTTAATTAGTTTCATATATTTATAATATATGGCTAAAAGAAGATTAATAAGTCCAGCATTTCCATTTAAAAATAGTGTAGATGGGTTTTTTGTTGATATGAACAAAACCACTAAAGACGCTATTAAGTCTAGTTTAATGCATTTAATAACAACTAGAAAGGGTGAAAGATATTATTTACCAGATTTTGGCACTAATTTAATGCGTTTTATTTTCGAACCTAATGATGGTATTACCGAAGTAGCAATTATTGACGATATAAGAACTACAGTCAGTCTATATATCCCAAAACTTAAGATAAATGATGTAACAATAACTAGGGATAATGAAATTGGATATACTGCTAAAGTAAGAATTGACTATACTGTTAGTGAAGATGTTTTTGAAAGCACTGATTTCGTAATCATTAATATTTAATTATCCTACAATCATAGTTATATTAAAGATATATATGTTATAAACGGTATTGAAAAACTATTTATAAAATATATTTATTGATAAATGTTAATATGGCTAAGAAGATACCATACCAAAGTAGAAACTTTGCGGATTATAGAACAGATTTAGTTAATTTTGTTAAACAATACTATCCAGACATCTTACAAGATTTCAATGATTCATCTATTGGTGCATTATTCTTAGATTTGAATGCTGCGATAGGTGATAACTTATCTCACCATACTGATAGAATGTTTAATGAGGTTTTCATTGACTACGCTAAAGAAAGAAAGTCAATATTAGCGATGGCTAGAACTATGGGGTTAAACATTCCTGGTAAACGACCATCAATCTGCGTTGTAGACTTCTCTGCAGTATTACCAGTAGCTGGCGATACGTTCGATATAGAGTACGCTCCAATAATTAGAAAAGGAACTCAAGTGCAAGGTGCTGGTAAGGTATTTGAAACAACTGACGATATAGATTTTTCATCACCATTTGCCTCTGGTGGAGTACCGAATAGAACAGTAGTTCCTAATTTTGATGGAAATAGTAATATTATATCATATACAGTAACCAAAAGAGAAATTGTATTAAATGGTATTACTAAAATATTTAAAAGAACTATTACAGCTTCTGATGTTAGACCATTTTTTGAAGTTATTTTACCAGATACTGACGTATTAGAAGTAACATCAGTGATTACATTAGATGGAACTAGTTTTAGTACTACACCAAATGCATCACAATTTTTAAATCCAAATAATAGATGGTATGAAGTTGAGGCGTTAGCACAAGGTGAGATATTTGTTGAAGATAAAAATAGAATTTCTGATAATGGTTCTATTTTGCCAGGTAAATTCATACCAATAGATAGAAAATTCATTACAGAATATACTGATTTAGGATTCAAAAAAGTTATTTTTGGTGGTGGTAGCGAAGACGTATCATCTATTACTGATTTTAATTTACAAGACGGCTTTACAAAAAGAATTGGTGATTTTATTAACAATTTATCGCTAGGTAGTACATTACCCCCAAACAATACCTTATTCATACAATATAGAGTAGGTGGAGGTTCTACAACAAATATAGGTTCTAATGTATTAACTTCATTAGGTATTTCAGATATCTTTGTTAATGGGTCAAACGCCACAACTAACCAAAGTGTAGTTAGTTCAATAACAGTAAATAATCCATTCCCAGCTTTAGGTGGTAGAGATGAGCCATCAGTAGAAGAAATAAGATATTTAACAAAGTATAATAATTCAGCACAAAATAGAGCGGTAACATTAAAAGATTACCAAGTAATGATTTCTAAGATGCCACCACAATTTGGTGTACCATTTAGAACTGGTGTAGTTGAGGAACAAAACAAGGTTAAAGTGTATACTTTAGGTTTAGATGATTCTGGTAAATTAACTAACACATCAACACAAACACTTAAAGAAAATATTGCTGAGTATTTAGCAGATTTTAGAATGTTAAATGATTATGTAGAAGTTACTGACGGTAGAATTATTAATTTAGGGTTTGAAGCTGATTTATATATTGATAAACAATTTCCAAAATCACAAATTGTATCAGAAGTTATTGGTGTAATAAGTGACTATATAGATATTAATAAGTGGGATATGGGAGAAAATATATATTTAGCACAAATGATTGAACAAATCAATAATGTTGGTGGTGTATTAAATGTTACTGACTTAAGAGTGTTTAATAAAGTAGGTGGAGGTAAATATTCGATTAATGAAATATCTCAACCATATATAGATGACGATACAAGACAAGTGGATTTATTAGGAGAAAATGTTATTTTTGGAGAACCCAATAGTCTTTATGAAGTGAAATATGATACTACAGATATAGCAATAAGAGTTAAATAAATTTAATAAGAGTATGAAAAATTTTAATTTTAAAAATTTAATTAGTGAAAGTTTATTCGAGGTCTCAGTATTAACTGAAATGTATGAAGGTGAAACTATCGAAGAAGCTGAATACAAAGGTAAGAAAGTAAAACTTAATAAACCTATGAGGGGTGATGTTAAGAAATACAAGGTTTATGTTAAAAATGACAAAGGTAATGTTGTTAAAGTTAATTTCGGTGATAAGAACATGGAAATTAAAAGAGACGACCCAAAAGCTAGAAAATCGTTTAGAGCTAGACATAATTGTGCAGACAAGAAAGATAAAACTACCGCTGGTTATTGGTCATGTAAGTTTTGGTCAACTAAATCTGTTTCTGACCTATTAGGTGAATCTGAATCAGAAAAAAACAATGATATTGTATCAGAAAAAGATGATAGATGTACTAGAATTGCTAAAAGAAAATACGATACTTGGCCCTCAGCTTACGCTTCTGGAGCTGTAGTTAGATGTAGAAAAGGTGAAATATGGAAAGATATTAAAGAGGAAGAGTTGGATGAAAAAAAGACTGACTACTCTAAAGAAAAAGATAAAGGTTTACACGGATGGTTTGAAAGACAAGGAGGTTCTGGTAAATCTTCTGGTTGGGTAGACTGTAATACATGTAAAAAAGACTCTAAAACTGGTAGAAAAAAATGCAAGTCTTGCGGTAGAGAAAAGGGTGAAAAAAGAGCTAAATACCCAGCTTGTAGACCTACACCATCAGATTGCGGTACTAAAGGTAAAGGTAAAAAATGGGGTAAAAAATCAAAAAGTAATGAATCTATTGAGGAATCTAGAGAAACTAATACATATATGTTTTGGCAAAACCTAGAAACTATTAAACATGCTGTTGAAGAAATGTTATCAATGGATAAAGAAACTATTGATAAATTATTAGCCGATGGTCACGGTTGGGCTTTAGACCATATAGCAACATCATCTGACGATATCGAAGAAACTTATCACTTTATTGAAAGTAAAATGAAGGGTAAATCGGATGAATAATAGGGTAAAAATATTACTAAGAGAACAATTACAAACCATCGGTGAAGAAATGACTGGTGGTTTTCGTGCTTTTCATGGTTCCACAAATAAAATAGAAAAATTTAGTGATGAATTTGTTGGCGGTAAGGATGCAAATGACCAAAATGGTCCAGGAATATACTTTACCTCAACATATGATGAAGCTAGGTACTATACTAGCGGTGAGGGTGGTTATATTTATTCGGTTAGATTGGATTCTGGTAGGTATTTAGATTCTGAAGAAAGAAGTACTGAATACTTATCTAAATATAAATCTGATTTACTTAAATTAGTTAAAATGGCTCCAGAATGGGAAATGAACGCTTATGATTGGTCACAAGACCCAGAAACTGGTGCTGAGATTATGGTTGATAGTGCTATAGAATATAATGATAATGAAAAAGATGTGTTTTTACAAATATGGATTGAAGCGTATAGACACAAAGAAGTTCATTTTGTTAGAAATATGTCTAAATTAGGTTATAGTGGTATATTTGTTCCAGCCGATAAAGCAAATAATAATGGTAATCATATTATAGTGTTTAATCCAGCCACAATTACAGTAGAGGATGTTGATGTTTTAGGCTCAGAGACTAATGAAACTATTACTGAAATTGATAAATTCCCAATTGCTGACCCACCGATGTATGGAGATTCTAACTATAAATCAAGAAACGGTAAAATCATTCAGATGAAACCACAAGATTATTTATCGTTGGTACCTAGTTTAAAATTGGATGATGATTCTGAGGATAATATAGAGGATTTAGCTAATATGATGTCACAAGGTAGGGAAATAGACCCACCAACACTATATTTAGACGGTACACAAGTAAATAATCACGATGGTAGGCATAGAGTATATGCGGCTATGAGATTGGGTCTTAAAACGGTCCCAGTATTAATGTTGGATATTAATGGTAAAGAACCGCAATTAAAAGGTTTAAAGAAACAACAGGGATAGTCATGAGTAATAAAGACTTAATTAAACAATATGTTAGTACTGGTGCTATTTTACCAGAGTACCAAGTTAATAAGTTAACAACCAATAACCTTAAGAGTTATTTAAGGAGAAGATTGCAACAAGCTGATGGGAATAGTGTATATAAGCTTAGAGGGTATGAATTTTTAAAACTAAATAATGAAGGGAGGAAAAAGTATTTTACAGATACTAGTGATTTAAACTCAGTAATTGATAAGTTATTTAGAGATGGTGATGATATTAAACTCATTAGTTATATAATCCCATTGGTTAAGGGTAGGTGGGATGTTAATATAGTTTATAGGTTATTAGAATACACCCCAAAAGAACATAGGTTAGAAATAGTTAAACAAATAATCCCATTGATTAAGGATAAATGGGATAATAATATTACG